GTGACGCTCGGGTCTCTGGTGACGCCCTGGTCTCTGGGCAAAAGTCAATAATTACAATTCTTGATATTGGCAGTGAACGTGGATGTCTTACAATCCACTCAGATTCTAAAATTGGTGTGCGGGTAACGCGAGGTTGTTTCACCGGAACTATTGAAGAATTTTTATCAGCTGTAGAAAAAACTCATAGTGACAATATTCACGGAAAAATCTACCGCGCAGCTATAGATATGGCAAAAATACAGTTTGAGATAGATTAATAACCGCTTGTAACCTCCATGTATAATATGCATGGAGGTTACATTATGTCTGATAAAAAACAATGGTACCAGGGCATGAAATGCACAGCTGTTAGTCGTAGGACTGGTAAACCTTGCGGTAGCTATGCTGTAAAAGGGACTGTCGTCTGCCGAAAGCATGGTGGCTCTGCTCCGCAGATAAAAAAAGCGGCGAAACTTAACTATGCTCGTTACGTTGTAAAAGAGAAAGTGCGCCGCGAAGTAGGCGCACTAGCCGTAGATGTGCCTATCGAGTCACGTGTTACTGATCCGCTTATTGAGCTTCAGCGCCTAACAACTGAAGCTATCCATTTCAAGGATATTTTAGGGCGTATAGTAAATGAGCTGAACCACGATATTGAGCATTTTACTGAGGAAGGTTCAGTGCAGATTCGTGCAGCTGTGCAGCTGTATGGCGAGGCTATGGATCGCACCGCAAAATTCCTCGACATGGCTATGAAACACGATATTGCAGGAAAGATCGTACAGATTGAGGCTGCTAAGGTTTCTGCGATTTCTGCTGCTATTTCACGTGCTATAGCGTCTGCTGGGCTGTCTAGCGATCAGGAGAACACTGTGCGCAATACTCTGGCTATTGAGCTGCACGCCCTGGAAGCGCAGGAGGGGTAAAATATTCTACTCAGAACTTGCGCGTGCCGTAGCCCCACGCACCGTATCCTGGGATACACCCGGTGAGCTGGCAGCTGATCTAGACCCTAAGAATGTGCAGACACCTGCGCTTGACGTCATAGATGCGGCTCTTGTGCGTGCCTATAATACGCCCGATGCTCGTCTTATTATTTCTATGCCGCCGCAGGAAGGTAAATCTCAGCGCGCTACTCGCCGCTTCACTGAATGGGTGCTATCTAAAGACCCTGATAAGCGTGTGATTATCGCCTCATATCAAGCTGCGATTGCATCTGATTGGGGTCGTACGATCAGAAATGATATTCGTGAGCATGGCGAAAAAATGCAGATCGAGCTTGCAGCTGATTCGTCCGCTGCCCACTATTGGCATATACGCGGGCATGCTGGCTCGCTCTTCTGTGCAGGTGTTGGCGGCTCAATGACCGGTAAGCCTGCCGATGTGCTCATTATCGATGACCCTGTGCGTGGCATGGAAGACGCGCGCTCGGAGGCTTACCAGCGCCGCGCCTGGTCTTGGTGGACTTCCACAGCATCCACCCGTCTAGCACCCGGTGCGCCCGTAATTATGATTCTTACACGCTGGCATGAGAACGATCTAGCCGGTCAGGTAATGGCTAATCAGCCTGGCGAATGGGAGTACATACGTATCCCAGCGCAGGCAGACCACAGACCCGAGCATGGTGAGGCTGACATTCTAGGGCGTGAACCTGGAGAGTTCATGATTAGCGCACGCGGCAGGTCGCGTGAGAACTGGGAAAAGCGTAAGCGCGACGCTAACCCGCAGGCATGGGCTGCACTATACCAAGGCACACCTGCACCCGATGAAGGCGGTATATTCCCAGCATCTGACGACCTGGCACGCTACACGTACCCTATCTGGGTCGAGAATAGCGACGGATCACGCACATTCCCCGGCATGGCGAGCGGTGGTATTCTGATACAGTCGTGGGATTTGACTTTTAAGGATACGAGCGGATCAGATTACGCCGTAGGGCAAACCTGGTACACGGAGGGCAATACAGCATATTTGGTGGATATGGTGCGCGAGCGCATGAATTTCACCCGTACCTGTGAAGCGATCGAAGCTATGGCAGCAAAATACCCGCAGGCGACAATCAAATATGTTGAGGATAAGGCTAATGGTCCTGCTGTGATTGACTCGCTGCGGTCGCGCGTTCCTGGCATTATTCCTGTGAACCCTGAGGGTGGTAAGGTCGTGCGAGCTAACGCTGTTACTGCGTATATTCACGCGAAAAATGTGCTATTCCCGTCGCCGGCTCTACTGCCAAATGTGGAAGAGCTGATAACAGAGATGCGGCAATTCCCCGCTGGTGCACACGATGATACTGTGGATGCTATGACCCAGGCGCTCAATCAAATCTACCACCACCCGATATATGGCGGGTATGATGATGTGCAAGACTATACCGAATCTGACTATGAGATAGGATACGCATACTAATGAGTATTTTTACCGCACGCCGTGAAAGGCGAGAGCTGCAAGAAGCCACGCGAGACCTGCAAAAGTCAATCTCCGATCTAGAACAGGCATGGGCACAGAATACGGAATGGCGGTCTATCGCTGCGGCAGCAGAAACAGAGTTTTCCCTGTCTGGCATTCAGAATATTGCTAGGACATGCCGTGTGCTTGCTGTTGCAGATCCGCTAGGGAAACGCGGCGTGAGCATCCGCACATCATACGTTTTCGGCTCAGGCATAGGTATTACCTGTGATGAAGAATCAGGCGTAAACGAGATCACCCAGGACTTTCTAGACGACCCTGATAACCGAATCTCACTTACCGGGCATAGCGCACACCAAACGCTCGGAGTACACGAGGCAGCAGACGGAAACATATTCTTTCTGCTATTCACTGACCCAGCTACCGGGCGCACCGTAGTACGCACCGAGGGTATCGAGCATATCGAGAAAATCCTGTCCATGCAGGAAGACAGCGCACGCCCCGCACTATACCTACGCTCCCGCTACCAAGACGGGAGCACAGTCAAGACCTGGCACCCCGCACTAGGATACCAGCCAGCAAGCAGTTACGCAGAGGTAGACGGCATGCCCGTGGACTGGAACACCCCCATCTACCACCACGCCGTAAACCGCATACCCATGTCCTTATTGGGCACACCCGATCTATTCGCAGCCTCACCCTGGATAAGCGCATACAAGAATTATCTACAGGACTGGGCTAGGCTAATGCGCGCCATCAGTAAAATAAGCCACCGCATCACAGGCAAAACCTCCCACGCCGTACAAGAAGCACGCCGCGCCATACAGCAAGCCAACGCAGCCACACAGCCCGGCGCAATAGGTCTAGTAGACGCAGAAATCAGCACCATGCCAAACACAGGCGCAACCATCGACGCGGAATCAGGTAAGCCCCTAGCCGCAATGATCGCCGCCGCGTTAGGTGTACCCGTCACAATGCTACTCGCAGACCCCGGACAGACAGGTGCACGCGCAGTAGCCGAAACACTAGACCGCCCGCTACAACTCGAAATCGAAGCGCGCCGCCGCACCTGGGAAGAAACCTACCGCGCCATCATCAACCACATCATTGACACCCAAACAGCACTAGGCAACCTACCAGCGGACGCGCCGCGCACAATCACCTTCCACTGGGACGACATCACACCCGAACCAACACAGGCACAGCTTGACGCAATCACCACAGCAGACCAGCTCGGAGTACTCCCACTCGACCAAACCGCGCTACTCGCAATGCGCGCACTCGGAATCACAGACCCAGACGAAAAAATAAACCAACTCCGCGACGAAAACGGACAAATCCACCGCACCACAGAAACCACAGGAGACGCACTAATCCGCGCCGCATACGCAGGAGAAATCAAATGACCCCAGAAGAGTACGCACAAAACCTACAAGACGACCTCACCCAAATAGAAAACCAGCACGCACAACCACTAATCCGCGCCGCACACCAAAACCACCAAAACCTCACCGCAACCCTAGCCTCAATCACCGCACTAGGCACACTCACACCACGCCACACACGACGCAAACAACAAAACGCCGCACTCGCCACATACGCCACCACACTCGCCACCATCCAAACCGCCACCAACCAAGCCGCACAACAAGCCGCACAACAAGCCGCCACCACCACACACCACCACCTACAAAACTACACAACCCAAACACTCCCCCAACCCACACCCCC